TCACTAGCTTAGAAGTCTCCAATAAGGAGTTCCTTTTAGTTTTCCTGCATTAGAAATATCTTTTGCCATCCAACTTAACTCAGAATGAGTATTCACTTTAGAGTTTGGTTCGAATTTAAAGGAACTAATGAAATTATCTACCATTTCAACGAAATGGATAGCCTCTTTCATAGTAGGTAATTCTCGCATACTGTATAAGAAGTCATAAACTTCATCTGCAATATCCTGAGGATCACGACCTTGTAATAAGAACATCTCTGAAAATGATCTCAATTGAGCAAGTTCGATACGAGAAAATTTAGATAAACATTCCTCATAGTTAACTAATGAATGAGCGTAAGAATCTAAGACACTATCATAGTTATTTGCAAAAAGCAAAGCCCGTGATAATGCTTCTCTAACCATAGAATCTGCCATATAAGGCACAATCTCCGTTCGAGCGATATCTTTTCGGTCATCAAAAGATGACAATCGAGAAGGTTCCCATTTTCCTATAACATCACTATCCTGTGATTTAAATAAATCAAGGATTTCATGCAACGTCATAGTAAACGGTAAACTTGGATTATCCAAGTTTTCCATCTCCTCGTCTTGAGGATCGACTGTGAACGCTACTGCATCTATCAGCGTTATTTTGTTTGAATTAACAAAATAACCTAATAGACCTAATAGTGAGGTCATCAGCATCTCTTTTCCTTTCGGAGAAGAAAGCAGATGATCACCCTTAGTTCTTTCCAATACTCGTAAGAGTAGTGGAATAGAAGTTATTAACCCTCTTTTAGAAGCCGAAAGAACAATGTTCATTCGACCCATAATAGAGTTCTCAGATATAAACTGTTTAAAGCTTAAACCTGAAACATCTACTCCATTCACCCCAGTTCGTTTCGCGAATTCAATCGCAGAAACTCCCTCGGAGAACAATGATTTAGATGGATTAACTCCTACTTTCAGTAGGTCCATTAATCTACAATATTCAAGATAAATTGCTTTATCAAAAATAACGAGATCATCCCCAAGAATTTCATATTTATCAAACCAACGTCGAGTTCCATAAACATGGAACGCGCAAGTTTGTAATATAAAATGATGAGTAACAGCTAACATAGCCCACGAAGACAGACAACCCATAGGTTGACCTGTATTATAGTGAACATAATCAACGTCTTTAATGTATTTATTTTCCCGTACCATATAAGGTCTTAGGACTAAGATATCTTTCCATAACCCTCCAATAGGTAAACCAGATAAAAAATCTAGTATACCCACTTGAAGATCTATGGGAAGACGATCAGTCGCGGAAGAAAGATC